CTGCTTTTTGAGCGACTCCACGAAGTCAGGCCGGGCGGCGATCAATTCCTCAAAACTCATGGCCTGCAACACTTCATTGAGCAGCGAATCCGCCGATGCCACCAGCGACACATAGCCGCCGCCCGCCGCCGGTTCGGTCACATCATCCACCGAATTGACAGCGGTAATGGCTTCGACAATCACGCCCTCTTTGCCATCCGGCGCTTTGCCCTGCGAGGCATGACCGACGGCGTTGATACTCAGGCCAATCACGGGCGTGCCGCTTTCGATGCTATCCACAATGGCGGGCCACACGGCATTTCCGGCGGGGTTGTCGTATACCTTGCGCGTGGCCCGGAGTTCCCCGTTAACCCCCAGGCGCACGTTGTAGAACCGCCCCGTCACGTGCTGAACGGAGCGCCCCTCGCCGCGCTTCAACTGGTCGCGCGTAGGATGGTCTGCGAACGCTTTGGCGTTCTCGAACATGGCGACGGTCTGCGACAGCACGCCCGGCGCATAGTAACGCCCGTTGGCAGACCAGCCGGGGCGGATGAGCACTACGTCTACCTCGCGTGTTTCGCGGCGTAGCTCGGCCTCTAAGAAGTCTATCTTCTCAATGAAAATATGCGTTCTACCCTGCAACTGCGCCGCCAGCGGCATGTACTCAGCGCCCTCTTTCATCATGCCCTCTTTCGCGTGCAATGCCCGCATCTGTGCCATCGCTTCAGCCTCAGTCGCGTGACAGCCCAGCGTGTCGCCAACCGGGTTGCCGTCGGCATCGTGCTTGAAAACACAGTACTCACCGTTTTCGCGTACCACTTTCCAGGGCATTGCCTTTCTCCTAGCCAGCATTCAATAGCCGGATTTTCTCAATCAGAGACCACTTGTTTTCATGTTCTTTCATCATCTGGGAAGTGAGGTTCGGTCCATGTTGCACGGTAGAAATTTGCCAAGCTGACGAAGGATTGAAAGTAATCCCCGTCTTTCTGCCTCTCTCTGTGAAGAAGACAGGATCGTCCTTGGAAAACACATGATAGGTCTTCCGATCGCCCCAATTGCAGATCAGGATTACTAAATCCACAATGTCCCAGAAACTTCCCCCACGTCGTAATCCCCACATGAATTTTCCGTTATTATGGGGATTGGATTGTGCCACTCGAATCTTTACGCATCCCCATGCTACTACATCAATTTGCTTCCACTGACTTGCTTTCCCTGTGGTAGCAAATATGTGATCTTTGCGCAAAGCACTGATGACCTCTTTCCGACATTCAATTGCAACGTCGGACTTGCTGTATACAGCCGCCTTCTTGCTTTTGTCTTTGCAGCAATCTATGCAGTATCCGTTATGCTTGTCTTTGGTTGGATAGCCGGGGCCATAGAATTCATAGAGCGGCTTTATCCAACCGCACTTTGTACACTGCTTGGTTTGCATCTTTACGTCTACGAATTCGGTTTTCATTTCTTTTCCGTTTCTTCTACCAGTTCCCTGCGAGTGAAAATGCTAGAACCCATCCAGAAGTTGACGGCCTTGTAAATCTGATTTCTATCGGCCCCATTGTTCAGATAGAACCGAACGGCTGACGTGCCGTCTTCGTCCTTTCGCCGATACCAGAGAACTTCTGGAACGAAGCGAGTCGCGCGGATCACGCGATCCATCGCGATTGGCGGTCCATTCAAGGCTAGATAAGTCATCTTGTCCCCCTCAGCTTGTCGTGTTGATCCCGTGCGCATCACTCGTGCGCTGACTGCCTAAATGACCATCCGCCCCCGCGATCCCCTGCTGCTGCGCCCAGTCACGGTACGTCTGGCGCGGCCCTCCCGCGACGCGGTCCATCAGGTCAGTGTCAATGAGCACGGGCATCGCGGTACACCGGCATCCCGGATGAGAGCTGCCCGGCGGCGTTGATTGTCCACTGTCGAACTTGAATCGCTTGCCATCCATCCCACCGCAAAAAGGACAGGTTCGCCCATCCCGCGTCGCAACCCACTCCCAACCGCTGAGAATATCCCGGTTTTGTTCATAAATTTGCAGCGCGCCTAAATTTGATGCACGCAATATTTCTGTGCGGGCAATCATCATTGTCTGGTAAAAGTTGCGCTTAAACCCCTTGCGACGATCTGTCTGTATCCCTAATTCATCCCGTAGGCGGCGCTGCGCCTGCTGAATGCCCTCTCCCTGGATCAAACTAGCGGTCAAGCTGCGCTTCATTCGAAGGATAAATTCATCGCGCGCGAACCCTAATTCCTCAAACCAGTCTGCCCCTAGATACTTCCCCTTTTTGCCCTTGCCCATTGGCGGCGCGAGCAAATGAGCGCGGATCGCCTCTACGGGCAACAGCGGCGCATGAATAGGTCTATCCGCTTTGGTCGTCATGTCCAACTGCCATGCCCGGCCATAGTACGCTTGCTTATAGGCGGCCAGTTCTGTTTCAAATAGATGTTGTGCGACTTCAGGCATAAGACGGTTCATTTCCGCTTCAATCTGCCTCAATAGCTCAGATCGGCGGGTCACAACGGGCTTGCCGTTCTCATACGCCCGCATAATCTCCATAGTCATTTCTTTGTAGGCCTGCATGTAGCGCTCGAATAACCAGCGGCTTTCCTGATCTTCCAGGCCGTAAATACGCCGCCGCACCCACCACTCTGCATAGCGCAGCACTTCGCTGTCGGTCCATAGCGTGCGGTGTACGGCGGCGTTGTCGGTCTGCCAGGACGGAAGGGTCATGCCTTCACAGGTGCCTTCTGACGCGCCACGCCCGGCTGCCCAGTGCCATTCTCGCCCGGCACAGTTTCCGCGCCCTGGCCTGCCGTCTGCTCAGGTGGCGCATTCGGGTCAACGCCGATGTCAGCGGGGGTTATCTCTTTGCCTTGCGCGCCCTCGCTGCGCTTCTGTTCCTTCTCATTGGCGATGCGCTTCTTTTCAAGCTGCCAATCGAAGTCCATCCGCTCCGCCGCCGTTTCATTCGAGCACCATTCAGCACTCACGGCCAATGTCAGCGCTTCGGCTAACGTCTTTGGGTCACTGGCCAGCAGGTCGTAGTAGGACACGCTGAACGCCTTAATCGCATCAACCGTCTGCTTTTCGCCGTTGGTGTCGAGTATGGGGTCGCCGTCGGCATCCTCAACCGTCACCGTTTCGGTCAGCAACCCGGCAGCAACGGCGTTCTGGATCACGCGCTTGTAAATCGGTGTCCAGACGCGTTCTTTCATAATCTCTTGCGCGTCGGTGAATTTCCATAGCGAGGGCAACTGTTGGGCCGTCGCCGTCGCAAGGTTCGCGTTCTCACCGTCACCTAGCATGAACTCCGGCAGGTCCATCCCAGTGGCGGCCATCATGCGGAACTGCCGCCCGTCTTCGCTGGCATCGTTCGCCGCGACGGGGTTGCTCATGACGCTCCACTCTTCTTTCTCGCTGTGGACCACAATCGAGCCGGGCGTGGGCGGCTTGCGGTACTGCGCCACTTTCGCGCCGATGACACCCGCCGCCGCGCCGATGATCTTGACGCCCCACAGTAGCGCGCCGCGCCATTTGTTCTGACGATGCCGATCCTCTAACCAGTCCTTATACGCCTTCAGCCAGGGCAGAATGGCGTACAGATCGGGCCGCCCGCGCAACTCGTAGCTGTGGTTGTTAATCGGCACGTGCAGCATATCTTCCGGCTTGACTTCCATCTTCACAGGCTCGCCGGTCTGCGGGTTGTTGTATTCGAGCTTGTAGGACTCAATGCGCCGGAAGAATTCAGGGTCAGTCTTAATCTCTCGCACATACCAGGGCGGCGTGGGGACAATAGCCGTCTCGCCTTCAGTGTCACCCTTCCCCGCCACGAACCGGATAAACAGTTCGCCGTCAACAATCAAGTCTTGCAGGAACGTGCGCTCGTATTCCAGGATATTGTTCTCCGGGTTTTCCCGGAAGGCGTCAATGATCTCTTGCACTTTCGTGTTCTGCGTCTTGACCGTGTGCCCCTTGCCCACCGCGAACTGACGGGTCACGTTTACCGCGCGCTTGGCGACGGGGTTGCGCTGGTACGCCGCATGGCAGTTGGTCAGCACATACTTGCGCGTCTGATAATCCCACTCTCGCAGCGGATCGTCGGTGATGGGGACCATCGGCATATCTTGCGCGCTGCGGTAGGGCATGTCAAACGGGCCACGATACAACTGTTCACTTTCCATCAGATAGCGCGTGACGGCCTCTTGCCCCTGCTGCTGCACGTCACTCGGAACCATCAGCGGGCGGCGGTAGTCTACGCCGTCCTCAATACGCGATTCCGGCGCGGTGATAATGGCCGATTCCGTCCAGGACGGCGGGCGCAGCCAGCCTCGCAAGCGCTTCAACAGTCGCCTCATTGCAGCCCCGGCGAGTAATGTATCCACAGCGTCGCCGTCGCACTGAGCGCCCCGCCCGTGCCGG